ATTCAAATATTTTGATATGGAACCAAAACTGTTTGAAACAATTTTACTCTTCTTGGTGGCTTCAACGATGCCAGCTAGGGCTGCCGATGCTTGCACGTGTGCAACTCGTGGTTGAACAGCATATGTCTTGAGATTTTCAACATTGATGAATAAAGACATGTTGATAGCATTGGGTGATATGGCAGAAGCTAGCGCAACGATGGGAATGATGTGAATATTTCCAAGAAAAGGACGATTGGAGGGATCCAAAGGAACTTTAGTTGGATACATTGGGATGATGTTTGCTTCACCAACGTAGGGAATACTCAAAGTCGCACTTGTAGTTTCTGCAATATTGATAATGACGTGTGGGCAACCAGAATAAAATGTTTGTTTACCCTTAATGCCTGAACCAGCAGCAATTCCAACACCAGGTGGTGTGTAAGCCACAAGAAACATGCCCAACATAGTTGGATCTGTGTTCCAGGTGAGCTTGATATTGAAAGTGCCTGTGAAACCCATGAAACCACGTAGTTTGTCAAGAGTTGGCATTGAATTGATGATATCAGCAAGGGGCTTAATATAATGAGTCTCTTGCTTGTAAGCACCAAATCGATGATATCGAGACAAAATGTCAGTGATGTGTTTCATATCAGAATCGGGCATTGATGGAGCGAATGGAGTGCTGAAGGAATCTTGATTCGAAACATTTCTTTCAGTTGTACCAAATTCAGTGAATCCAGTGACGTCCTGATTTATTTCAAGAATAGATCCAACAAAAGCATCTTCATTGACAGCGTCATTAATTTGTGAGTGTGTGTTTGTGTTTGTGTGTGTGTTTGTGTTTGCAGGCTTTATTTACATCCTATGTCGCTCAGCCTATAGCTTGTAGGATTGAATCAACCTTGTTTAGAGGATTGCTCATGAGTGTGGTTTCCTAAATAGGCACTCTATTTCCCAACTCAATGGACAGTCTATTGATTCATTTGACTTGTAGTTTAATGCCTTCGGGCGGGGGTTTGCTTATACCCAATTGAGTTCCGGCAGGTTTGTCAGAAGTGTGTTGTCACGCAACATTAGACGATAATCATGATAGTCTTGATTTACGAGTGTGAGTTCGTATTCGTCACCACAAACCATTTTGATTCTCTGGACATAATTGTCGAATGTTTCCTGATCGTGCAATGCCAGTTCTGCAAAAGCCGCTCGCGCATTTTGTTCAATCACCCGTTCTTCGCATGTGGTACCATGAATCCAATTGAAGCA